AATAGCACCCCGCCACACTCAATGTCTACCCCGGCATATATTGTGAAACGGCGGGGGTTATTCACCCCCCACCATTATCACCTTGGTTCGGGTTGCCGGTCTGGAAGGCCCCGGCGTATTCCTGTGCCTGTGTCATAGCTTCTTCCTTTTCCTTCTGCAACCGGGCCAATTCCACTTCAACATCCGTAACCCACGGGTGCTGTTCCACAATGGTTTCATTGGACAGAATACCAACGGACTTGGAACAGTTTTCAATGGATTCCGATTCATTGATCAGAATATCCCTGTTGAACACAATCGCCACATCATCCGTGAAATCTCCAACGCCGGTGTTGCTGAAGTGGTTGTTGATGAACCACAACAGTTCTTCAAAGGCCGCTTGGAACTCGGTTTCCATGCCGTTTGCGTCAAGGTCAATGTCAGAATACATGGATTGAATGTTCATCTGATTGGGATTCCCGGACAGGCGATCATCTTTGGCATCGTAGCCACGGGCATTTTCAATCAGGGCTTTCTTGAACACATCCAAAATGGCCTTGTAGTTCTCGGAACTGACTTCCACCGTCAGGGTGGTAACATTACCATCATCACGAACCTTCACGGCTCCGAAGGTGGCAAGGTTGCGGCGGAACTCACCAAGATTTTCACCATCGTAATTCTTCAGGATCAGGATGGTGTTCCGTGCGTCCTCTTGCATATTGTTTTCAAAGTCGGAAATCATGGTGTTGATTCCGTCCTGAAGGGTTTTCACACGGCGGATCAGGGGGATTTCCTGTTTGTTATACTTGAACGGAATCAGGGGAATCCGTTCCCAATTCAATTCGGTGGGTTCCTTGCCTTCTTCCTCAATGGTGAAGTAGCTTTCATGTTCCCCGGCTTCCACATCAGGCTTCAGTTCGCTTCCATCATAGATATACCGGTAAAGGCCATCGGTCTTGAACAGTTCAACCCGTTCAATGATTTTCTTGGTATATCCATCCCACACTTCCTGCGGGTAAAGACGGATAGCAGAATCAAGGATGGTGTGATCATCGTCAGCCCAAAACGGAAGAACTTCATAGGCCGGGAAATGTTTGAAGGCCAGATTGCCCTTTTTGTCATAGAACGGGAACAACCAGCCAAGGCCACCATTCAAGGCATCTTCACAAACATACTTCAGAAGCCGATGGAACCGCTTATTGAACACATTGTTCAAAGCGTCCGCATAGGCTTTGTTCTGACAGTTCACCGTGAAGGGCTTGCCCACAAGGTAGTTGGTTTTCTGATCCACCATCAGGGCATATTGGTTATCAATCAGGCGGTTGTTCGGAAGATTGTCCACTTCCTGAAGTTTGCCATCAGCACCAATGATTGTGCGCTTCCGGTTCAGAATGTCATGACGGCCTTCATAGTAGTCAGCGCCTTTGATCTGATCCATGCGCTTCAGGCTGTTCTTCCATTCACGGATTTCAGCGGCGTAAAACTGAAGTTCAGTCATGCCGTTTCGCCCACCCTGAAGGATCAGGCGGTTGATACGCTCCATAGCGTTATCCAGAAACATATTCAATCACCCTTTCCTTTCACCATCGGGGGGGGGCAAAACCCACCGGCCTGTTTCGGGTTTTCTCTAAAACTAAAGACTGATTGGGAAGTTCCACTTCAATCTTCAAGGTTTTATATGGAAGGCGTTCAGCCCATTGTTCAATCTTGTTCAGAATATACTTCTGTTCAAACACGGGCTTTCACCGCCTTTCTTCATTGCTTAATAAACGCAAACACACGGAAACCGTGTGTTTTTCGTGTGTTTTGTTACTATCATGTTATTAGTCGAAGCTGAAGGCGGGGCCAACCAACATATCTTCCAGCCCGTAACGCATAGCGTCCATAAGGTGGTTGAAATCATCAATGGGAACATTGATCTTGGCCCCGAACTTATCTTCTGCCCATGTGTAGTTTGAAATCTCTGTGATGAAGTTCACGCATCGGGGATGAACAATGATGGTGTAACCCTGAATGTACTGGATTCCGTTGTTCACGCTGTCCTTGCCCTTCCGGGCGGCTCTGATACGATGAAGGCCAGCATCCCGCAATTCATCAATGCTCTTGGGTTCGGCACAATCGGCCTTGATCCGTTCCTTGCCGTAGCCCATGCCGGTGATCCGGTCACAGATTGCCCGGTTCGTCAGGGCCTTTTCATACAGTTCATCAAAAACCCAAATGGTTCTTTCCTTCTCACTCACCAGCCCACAGAATAGGGCCGTGGGATCGTTGGTATAACCGAAGTCAAGGCCGAAGGCGCTTTTCACATCAGGCTTCTTGGAAATAGCCAGATAATCAAAGGCTTCTTCCCGCCAATTATCGAAAATCAGGCCATCCACAATGCCCCAACCCCCAAGGCCAGCCACCTTGTAACGGCGGGGGTTGTTTTCCTTCATGGTGTTGAACACCTTCAAATCCGCCGTGTCCAGCCATTCATTACACAGATAATTGGTGGTTGTGGCGTAAATCTGCCCATCCGGGCTGATCCAGCTATCATGAAACTTGTATGTGGGGTTCCCTTGGGCATCCTTGCCGGTGATCTCCCCAAAGAAGCGTTTCCTGATCCAATGCTTTTCGTTCCACGGGTTGAATGTCAGCGTGATTTGCTTGAACAGGCCGGTTTCTTCCGGGATAGCACCACGGATGGATTCATCCAGCATATCAAAATCAGCTTCATTCATGATTTCGTATGCTTCTTCAATCCAGCACCAGCACAGATAGCCAATTTCAACCGTAATTGAAGTGACCTTCAGGGGATCATCAAGGCCCCGGAAGTAAATCTTCTGACCTGTGGGAAGATAGGTCATTTCAAGGGGGCTTTCCTTGATTTCCCAATAGGCCGCAACGCCAAGGCGGTTGATTGCCCATTTCAGTTCGGTGAAACAGGAATCTTTCAAGGTTCTGAACACCTTACGAACCACAAGGGTATTGGCTTCCGGGTATTGCATCATCCGTTTGATGATGTTCAGGGCCGTTGTCTTGGATTTCTTGGAAGCACGGCTTCCCTTACACACCCGGTAACGACCTTTGAAGTTCCAGAAGGTTCCGTAACCCTTGCCAACCACTTCAGGAAGGTGAACCCGCTTGGCCTGTGGGCTAATCTTCAAGTTGATCATCCCCCGTGATAATCACCGGAACGGCCCCTTCCACACCTACCTTGTCCGTGAACATACCATAACGCTTGCCGATCAGTTCAGCGGCCTTCAGCCTTTCCTTGGCTCCAACCTCTTTCTGCGTCAACTCTTGGCAACCGTCACCACACAGGATCGGGATTTCTTCAGTATGTTCACCCCGCATCACCGAAGTCAGGTATTTCATGACTTCTTCAGCGTCAGCGATCTTGGCCGAATGAAGTTTTTCAAGTTCGGTTTCGATGTACGCTTTCAAGTCAGGTTTTGCAAGGTTTTCAGAACCCGTCTGCTTTGCGGTCTTGGGCGAATACCCCGCCTTGATTGCCGCATCCGTAGCATTGCCGCTGATCAGGTATTCATCACAGAACTTCCGCTGTCTTGGTGTCATAGGTATTCACCCCTTTCCTAAAAAAGTGAAATGCACCCCTATAAGGGGTGCATTTTTACGATTCCAGAATAACACGCTTGATACTGTAAAATCCTACACACTTTTCACAAGAATAGGATTTTACACTACTGTTCAAGCGATAATAAAAGGTTAGGGTTCTTTTCAGAAAAAGAAATCAGGGCCTTCCCGTGAATCTTGTAAACCTGTGAAATTGAAAAGTTAAGGTCAAAGGCAATATCAAGCCATTTCTTCCCGTCAATGTATCGGGCAATTAGAACATTTTGCTGATCGAAGTCAGGAAGGATCTGAATTGCCTTCAGGGTGGCGTTCTTCAGATCAACAAGTTCATCAATCCGGGCATTGATGGTTCTTTCAAGTTCATCAATCTTGCAGATTGTTTCTTCAAGGCTGTTCTTGGGGCCTGAAGTCTGAACCTTGTCCTGTTTCAGTTCACACCCGATGGAAGTCAACCGGGAACGCTCTGTTGCAACCGTGTTCAAAAGCCTATTGATCAAGGCATCAAGGCGGCTGATCTGGTTCAGAAAATCCTTGGCCTGTTGGGAAAGGTCTTTGTCATTCACTATGTAACACATCCTTTCTGCGGTAATCTGTTCCGTTTCAGGGTACATCTGTACCGTTGACAAATGCCGAAAAATCAAGGGTTTTCAAGGGTTCGGAACAGATGGTACAGATAAAATGGCAATTTGCTTATATACACATATCTTATATATTTTTTCTTATATAAGAAGAAAGTATATTCACATCTGTACCATCTGTTCCATCCCCATCAAAAACAGGCAAAAAGCCTTGAAAATTAAGGGGTTCAGAACGGAACAGATGTATTGAAAATATCTGTTCCATATCTGTTCCACACGCTGTTCCAACTCCTACTAAAAAAGCACCTGTTCAAACCAGTCAAATTTCCTTCCAAATATCATCCAGTTCATCCAAAGGCATTTCAGGATATTCGATTTCCGAACATCTAAATTGCATATCGAATTTGATTTCTCCTAATTTGTGCAAAACTGTGACAATTTTATTTGAAATGGATTTTGGAAAATTAAATCCAATAGCGGAAACGGCTTTCTCTGCTGAATTTATTTTTTCTGCCGCATCTTTCCATTCCTCCAATGACAATTTTCTCATTTGTATTCCCTCCCGGTCTTACGGTCTTTGATTTCAATGCGGTTCAGAAGTTCAAACCCCGCCAAACGGGTGATATACTTCAGGACGAAGATCAGGGTGTTCACCCGCTTCTGCTGTTCATCCTCGTCACGGATGATATTCTTTGTGCCGTGGTAGGCTGTCGGATCGTGATACCCTTCAGCATTTTCCCAAGGTTTAGGCATCGGTTTTCCCTCCTTCTTCTCTGTACCATTCTTCAATGTCACACCCAATGTCCTTTAGCTTTTTACGGGCCAACCACCCATCATCGGCCTGTTCCATCAGGTAATATTCCCGTAGCTTCAAGGTTTCGGCATAGAACAGTTTCCATGCCAGCTTCAGACGCTTTGGGCCAAATCCAAATTGGGTATGAAGCATCCACAGGATGGATGATTCTTTGTCCATGTCAAAGGCTCGATCATTTTCCACAATCTGTTTCTTGATTTCCTGATCCAAGGCCCGTTCTTCAGCTTTGTTGAACTGAACGGCGAAGATTTTACCACCGGACTTCTTAAACATCGGCATGGTATTCACTCCAAATATCATCGAAGCACACCGGAATCAGCCAATGAACCTTGTCCAACAGGATCAAGGCCACTTCCCGCATCTGCGGATGTGCGGCGGGTGAACAGCGCAACTTCAGGAAATGCCGCCATTCACGAATGTTGGCCGTCATGACCACTTCCGTTTTCAGGCTGTTGGGAAGAACCGAACGGGCTTCTTGCGGGGTAAGACGCTTTGTGTTTCCATTCAACAGCCTGAAATAATAAGCTTCTGCCATTTCACACGCATCCCGCCATACAACATAGCTTCCAGTTCCATCTTTCAAAAAGCAAGGCTTAATCACGGTGATTTCAGAACCAAAGCCTTCCTTGGAATAGTTGCAGTATCGGGTGGATTCCTGACAGTAAGAAGCCATCCGGTGGCGCACGATCTCATGAGAAACCCCACGATCACAAATGAACTTCACCGTGAAGGAACAATGTTCTAAAACCGCTTCATGTCCACGCTTGATGATCCCGGCAACGAACTTTTCAGCGGAACCTTCCGTGATTTTGTCCTCGGACTTGTAGCAGACACGGCCACATTGTTCCAACCGCTTCAGAATGGTGGCCCCATCAATCGGGGGTGATGAACTGCACATCAGGTTTGATAATTTTCATTGTTCTGCATCCTTTCACATTTCAGATTCCCATTTACATAAGCTTCCGAAAGAAGGCTGAATTTCACTTTCTTCAAAATAAGGGCGAAGATAATTTTTTTGATAATCAGTCAACCTATTTTCCCACCAAATACACCATTCACGATTTCCAAGAAGTGACACGGTAACATGAACCCATCCGTGTTTCAATAGCACATCATCTTCCGGTAAATGGTCTGGGTTTTGGTAGTGGTAAAGATTGACCAAAGTTCTTGCTGTTGCAATATGATCAGAATGACCACATTCAATCATAGTTCCACTTGGATCAAGCCAACCTATCTTGTGTTTATACTCCATCATTGGCCTTCTTTCATTCGTGTGGGTATGTCCTGAAGTTCCGGGTGCTTGATCTCCATGTAAAGGGCGAACAGGCAATTCCAGCAAGCCGCCCGAAGGTGGGGTTCATCGTCCATCCCCATCATGTATTTGGCAAGGTGGCGGAAGGCTGAATCAATCAGGCTGTGAATGGGAATACCCTTTTCACAGTTCCGTTCACCATACTTCAAGGCCCCTTCTTCACAATGCTTGGAAACCTCCACCAAGGCTTCCCACGGAAGTAAATCCATGCGGCCTTTGCCGCTGTGCATATCACGAACAGCGCCGGTTCCAAACTCGGTGCGTTCGCCGCTGTCTTTAATCATGCCAACCAGTCAACCTTTCTAAATTATTTTTCAATCCGGCCACAATTTCACGGGCTTCCATCGTACCCGTATGCTTTGCAATGGCTTCATTCCGCCGATCCGTCAAGAAACGACGATCCAGCGGGTGGCACTTTTCTAAATCAGCATTACACCGGTTGATTTCTTGAACCAAGGCTTCAGCACGGGCCTTCAGCCGGTCTAAACATTCCTGAAGAATGGCTTTCTGGTATTGGGCGATTGTTTGAATGTTATTTTTCAATTCAGGATCATCCCGGTATTCAATGGCTGAATTGACATCAAGGCTGTGTTCGGTGCAAAAAGTTTCTGCATCAAACAAGCTGTTGAACACCCGCCGCCCAACCTTGGCGTAAGGAATGTTTTTGTTCTTGAACTTGGAATATGTGTGGGCCATTCAATCACCAGCTTTTTCAAAGAATTTTTTATAGTTCATTCCATCTTCACAGATTTGAACAATGTAGTTGCATAACCCATCCGGGATTCTGGATCGTTCGACATGATTTTTCAGCCCTTGGGTGCCTGTTCTCGCTCCCCTTGGGGCCGCTACATGGCACGGATCACCATTATGGCACGGCGGCTTGAACCGGGGCGCTGGATGATTTGTAAAAATGTCCGTGGGCTTCATCCTCATATCACCGTATTGGCAGTAAGTAAGGGTGTAACGGGGCAACCCTTTCATGAAGTCCATTTTTCGCATCCCGCCACGGGGATTCTCTACGAACCAGAATGTGGGCTGAAGTTCTGAAATCAGTTTCAAAACATGGCAGTTCAAGGCATCACAGAACTTGGCATATTCTGAAACCGGGGCCAAGTTTCCATTTGGTTCTTGAACCCGATGATGGGAAATACCGGCTATGCTATAAGTGGTACAATCCGGGGAAGCCCAAATAACATCAGGCTTCCCAAACCGTTCTAAAATGTCGGCGGAAGTAATTTTTGAAATATCCATGTACCACGATATATCCGGGAACCTATTATCCCATTCGATGGAATACACATCATGCCCCCCCCTGCGAAGGCCCGTCCAATAGAACGGGTTCCAGCAAATAATTCAAGAACTTTCATTCTGTGTCACCGCCTTTCACAAACACACGGGTTTTTCGATTTCTAATCCATTTCAGGGCCGTTGTGAAGCCACAGCGTTTTGTGATCTGCCGGGAAAACTCAATCTTGGAAAGGGCTTGGAAGTTGTTCGCAATGCAATATTCCTTATACCGGCGATACACGGAATCGGTGGCTTCATTTTCAATCCCGTCAACACCTACTTCATTGATGAACCCAATAATGGGGTTGTTGTTTTCCTCATATTCATCCAACTGCCCCTGAACTCTGCTGGAAGTGGTGAACTGTGCGTTCCCAAGAACCCGCTTCAACCCCTGAAGGCCAAGCAAGGCCAGATATTCCATTGAACCCTGTTCACACAGTTCATCCTTGATGAACGGGCGGAAGTCAGCATCATTGGGGGTGAACTTGGCATCGAAGGGAACAATTACCAAACGCCGCTGAACGGCTCCGGTTTTATCCTTGATACGGGGAATGTTGTTGGCGCTGAACAGGAACTTGGAATAATTGTTGAACTCAAAGGGATCTTGGCCTTTGCGCTCCACATTCACCCGATCACCCGTGACCAGCTTCTTGAACACGGAAGCATTGGCAATAAATTCATCACCAATATCATCACCGATGTTCGCCAGCTTGCCGAACAGTTCAGCGGTTTTGAACCTATCGCCCAATTCCTTCAGGTCAAGGGAAGCAATGTTCTGATCCCCAAGAAGGTTCTTCACCACATGAAGGAAGGTGGATTTGCCGTTGCTCTTATCGCCAATCAGGATGAAGGCTTTGCCAAGTTCGTTGCGGCGGTACATACAATAGCCCACCATTTCTTCCAGCAAGGCCCGAACTTCAGGATCATCACAGGCCAGCCGGTTCAGGGTGTGATCCAACAGATCATCATGGGCGGCGGGATTGTACGGCCACGGGATTTTGTTTGTAATGACCACATCCGGGGTGAACTCTTTGAAGGAACCATCCCGGATATTGTAAAGGCCGTTGCTGAAAGCAATGATATTCGGGTTGGTGGCCTTGGTGTTTTCCTCAATCATGATTTCCAGATAGGACAGGACTTCCGAACGCCACGCCCGTTTCAGGTTGCTGATCAGCTTGATCATGGCCCCTTCAATTTCACCGGCACCGGAAACATAGATACCATCCTTGTAAATGTGAAGCTGGTTATTGATCTTCACAATATGGTTGTTGTTCTTCAGGTAGGTGGCGAACTTATCAAACAGGAAGGTTTTATCCCGGAAGAAGGATGTTTTCTTGAAGGCATCATCCCGAAGGATCACATCAAGTTCCTTGTCGGAAAGGGGCTTCTTCAGCACATAACGGTTAATCAGCCTGATACATTCACGGGCTTCTTCCTTGGTGAAATCGTCACTCTGAAGGGTCAGAATGTAGTTGAACAGGGTTTGGTTCCGCCCATCACCTTCCCCAAGGTTCGGGAAATCATAGTTGCTTTTCACTGGGGTCAGCCACTTGGGAAGTTCCTGAATCTCCCCTTCAGGGAAGTCATACAGAATGGGCCGTTCCACGCCACCAGACTTCAAGATTTCATAGCTGTTATTGGCTCCAACCTTTCCATCCGTGGTAATACCCACGGCCAAGGTGCATTTCGTCCAGCTTTTTTTAACACCACAGTTCTTGAACAAGAAGTGTTTTCCCCGTGTAGTGGCGTACACTCTGCACTTCAGTTCTAAATCCTGAACAATTCTGAACAAAAGTTCAGATGTTTCCGCATCGTCCACATCAATCAGGATGGTTTCTTCCCCAAGAATACCGGCGTATTCATCAAGGTCTTGGACTTCTGAACGGGTTTTCAGTTTTTCAACGCCTTTGAACTTTTCAAGGCATTGTTTGTTTCTGGTAGGCACATAGCCCCTAAACAG